ATCCAAATTCGGTGCATTGTGTTGTGGTTAAACTAATTTGACGACACTACCTAAAAAGGCTCCTGTCCGCAAGGCTTCCGAACAGCAACGCCGCTTGCTTTTGCTCCTGCCTGAAGTTGTCACGGCACATCGGGAAACCGGCGAGGTTTCCATTCAAGCCGGACGCGGCCCCCATGGTCGCCATCGTTATTGGAATGAAGAGCTTTCCAAATACAAACGCCGCAAAGTCGTGGCTTACTACGACCCGGAAAACCTCCAGAACGATGCCCATATTTACACTCTGGACGGGCAGTGGATTTGCGATGCTCAGTGGCTTGCCAGTGTTGCTTTCAATAACACCGTGACCGCAAGGGAATGGAACAAGAACAAGCGGCGCAAGCTGAAGGCCCAACGTCTAGCCGCCAAGGCTGAAAAGCGCATGAACGACCTTGAGATGGCTGGCCTTTATCCCACTCCTGACACTCCTGAAATGCCTTCGCCAAGCCTTATGCAGCCTGTTTTTGGCGGCACAGGGCGCAAGGAAATTGACGGCGTGAGCAACACCCAGACGGAACGACTTGATGACGCCGATCCCATGGAACTGGACAACTCCCGTTACCAAAAACTGCTGGCCGGAGCTGAAGAGCTGATGCTTCAGGCTGGCCGTGAACGGCTGAAAGACGAGCTGGATTGGGAAGCTCCGCGAAAAGCGGCTTCCGACATTGAATAATCAAGGTATATCAATGAGTAATACAAAGACTATTTTCACCGCCCCTGATTTGTCAGAAAATTCGGCAAGCCAGCTCGACACCTATATTGGCGAGATTATGCCTAACAATGATCGCGTCTTGGCTTCTCTTGGAGGCGACCTTTCCGAGTATGAAAAACTGCTTCGTGATGGACAGGTTGCATCATGCTTTCAGCAACGCCGCGACGCGGTAATTGCAAAGGATTGGAAAGTCACTCCCGGCAGGGATGATGAGTTGAGCCAAAAGGCTGCCGACTCCCTGCGAAAGCAGCTTGAAAACATCAAGTTTGACCGAATTACACGAATGATGCTGGCCGGAGTCTTCTACGGCTATGCCGTAGCCGAATGCATGTGGGCCATGGATGGCGGCAATGTTGTGATCGACACCATCAAAGTCCGCAAGGCTCAACGCTTTGCCTTTGATAAAGACAAGAGACTTCGCCTGAAGTCTTGGGGAAATCCAGACGGCAAGCTCATGCCTGAACAAAAGTTCTGGATTTACCGAGCTGGAGCCGATGACGACGATTCTCCATACGGAAAAGGGCTTGCCCATTATCTGTATTGGCCCGTCTACCTGAAAAGAAACGGCGCAAAGTTCTGGACCATATACATGGACAGATTTGCCCCGCCTACCGCGCTTGCCAAGTATGGAGACTCCGCAGACGAACAGGACAAAAGGACAGCTCTGGAAGCAGCGCGATCCTTGCGTATGACTTCCTCAATAGCCATCCCCAAAGGGTTTGAGTTGAATCTTCTTCAGGCCCTCAAATCATCTGGCGGCGATTACGAAAAGTTCCTGCTCTATTGGGATGGCGAAATTTCCAAGATCATCCTTTCTCAAACCGGCACGACTGATGCCAAGCCTCATGTCGGCACGGCCAATGTCCACAGCCAAGTTCGCTTGGACATTCTCAGATCAGACGGGGACCTCGTTTGCGAAAGCTTCAATGACGGTCCTGTCAAATGGCTCACCGATTGGAACTATCCCGGCGCGGCCTACCCAAAAGTAAAGCGGATTATCGAAGACTCCAGAGAAGTCAAAGCAAACATTGAACGCGACAAAAAGCTGCATTCAATGGGCTACCAGTACACGGATGAAGAGCTTCGCCGTAGGCATGGCGCTGGATGGAAACGCAAGCAAAACAAGCCTGAATCTGCCTTTGGAGAACTGGCGATTGGATCGCCGGTAATCGAAGGAGATTGGCGTTTTGAATAAAAAACGGGCTTCCGGCCAGAAGTGAAACGCAGCCGAAAGCCCAAACAAAGACAAGGAGAAACTACTCATGGTGCAAGTCGCTGTCAATGACACTAATTCGGCAGAAAACAATTGCCGGGAACTGGTCAAAGCAGAAATTGAACGCACTGGCATGACCCAGGGCAAAGTTGCCAAGGAAGCCGGAGTCACCCCAGCTCGTTTGAGCCAGTGGCTTTCCGACAAGTACACAGGCGATAATGAGACAATGGAAGCTGAAATGCGCCGTTGGCTCAAACAACGCACGGAACGGGCCACCGGAGCCGCACGGCTGCCGGAAGCTCCCGCATGGGTCAACACGGCCACAGGCAAACGAGTGCTGGCAGCACTGAGCTATGCCCAAGTTGCTTCGGACATCTCCGTCATCTACGGCGGTGCTGGTTTGGGTAAGACTTGCGCGGCTATCAACTACCAGCGGAATCATCCAAACGTGTGGATTGCCACTATGACGCCTTCCACGGCCAGTGTTGCCACATGTTTTGAGCGGATCGTCTACGCCGTGGGCCTTCGCGACAGCTTCAATGGCGCGGCCCGGAACGAAGCCGCCATCATTTCCCGGATCATGGGAACGGCAGGACTTCTAGTTATCGACGAAGCGCAACACCTGTCCACCAATGCTCTTGAAGGCATTCGCAGTCTCCACGATGCAACCGATGTTGGCTTGGTGCTCATGGGCAACGAAAGCGTTTACGCACAGATGACCGGAGGCACACGACAGGCACACTTCGCCCAGCTCTTCAGCCGGATCGGCAGGAGAGTGCGCTTGAACACGCCTCAATCCGATGACGTATCGGCTCTGCTCTCGGCATGGAATGTCGGCAGCAACGCCCGGAACGTCTGTCTCAAGATCGCAAAGCAGCCCGGAGCACTCCGGGGCTTGACCAAGACTCTTCGTCTCGCGGCCATGATGGCGGCAAGCGAAGCCGTTTCCATGGAAGCGGAACATATCAAAGCCGCATGGCACGAACTCGGCGGGACCGTTTAAATCTAAAGAGAGGGACAATCATGGAAAATCGTAAAATTCAACACCTCATTGAAGAGGTCGATAGTGATGGCAACGTATTGGATTTCATCGCCGAAGCCTTTTTTCATATGGATCAGAATGATGTGGAGTTCTCCCACAAAGCAATTTGGGGAGCTGGGTCCATTTTATTTGATTACAGGAAAAAGATCACAAAACTTTGTGACACTTACTTTGAAAGATCAATTTCGCCGTCTGAGGAATCCAAAGAGGATGAGACGGCCCGTTAGCCGTCAAAATTTGTTGAATGCGAATTGAGCGAATTTAAACGGCACTTAAACGGAGGTCTGCATATGGGTTCGGTCATAGAAATGCCCAGAGCGGTATTCGATGCCAAGAAAAGACGCGAGGAAAAGCGTTCTCCTTTGCCCAGAAAGCCCAAGCGCAGCAAGGCAAAAGGCTATCGAAACAGCATGTTGGCAAAGATTCACATTGCAAAGAAACAACTCGGCATGTCCGAGGATGAATACCGAGCCTTCCTTTCCGGGAGGCTCGGCGTCGATTCAGCCAAAGACCTGACTATCGACGGCCTGAAGGAAGCTCTTGAGCATTTAGCCGAGCTTGGCTGGGAAGCAAAACGCTCTCGCCCCATTGGCGATAAGCACGGCCTTCCAGCTCCTTTGGCTGACAACCACAACACCGGACAGGCGCGGCTACTGAAGGCAATCGAAGCTCTCTTGTCCGAGCTTGGCAGATTGCGCGGCAAGTTCATCCCTTGGGATTACGCCGCCTCGATCTTGAAGCGTCAAACCGGGCTGACTCGGCTTGAATATGGTGATCGAAAACAACTGACAGGCGTTCTCGTAGCAATGGAGAACGTGGTCAAAAGAAGCAAAGCTGCACGAGCGGAGGAAGCATAGATGAGTTCATGGCTGACCCTTGATTGGCTGGAAGAATTGCTCGGCAAAGAAGCAGCGGCCAAACTGGTCGAATCCTTTGGTGGAAGAGACCTCTATATTCCCGAAAAGGTATACGATTCTCATATAATCACCAAAACGATTGGCCGAGATGCAATGTCTATCCTCTGCTTCCACCATGCCAAGGAAAATGTAGAGATTCCAAAAGGGATAAAGGACAAAAAGCCAAGGGTTTTAGCTTTAATCAACAAAGGTATTTCCAAAAGCGAAGCCGCTCGACGGGTGGGTGTCTCAACTCGCTATGTCCGCATGGTCACGAACACTCCCAGGAAGCCCAAGCGGAATCGAAAGAAACCGGCTAACCGCCATAAGAGTGTTTCGGAAGACGTTCGTTTTTTTGCTTCAGCATGTGGACTTTCCCCAAAGGAGTTCATGAAACAAGCCTTCGACCTTCTCAGGCTATCCGATGACATGTCCATAGAACAGCAACTTGGCATCTGGAGACAACGGCAACGCGCCGTAGCTAAGCAAATTGATAGATGCGAACGTATGGCGTTGGAACAACGCCTCAAAGACAGAAGTAATACAGCACATTAAGACACTTAACAGTATAAATTGGAGGAACGATGAACGTTTTGAAAGCCCCTGACGTAAGGAAATTCATTGGAGATCGAGCCGTTGAGGACTTCTCCCATGAAGAAATTGCGGAACTCGAAGCCGCAAGGGACACTGAGCGCGAAAGGCTCAAAGACATTGATGCAGGGATCGAATTGACTTTGCAGAAAATCCTGAACGCCAACAGCAGCGTTTCCAAGTTGGAGCAAGTACACCAGCACGTTGCCGAAACTCGTGAAGCTAGAAAGAAGGCCATCACCAACGGTGAAGACTGCACCAAGCTCGACAACCGCCTCTCTTCCCTGTTTGACCGGGCGCGTGCTCTTGAGAACGACATTGAGCTGGCAAAAGATGTAGTGGAAGCTCTGACCAACAAGGAAGAAATGTTGCGGTCTGAGCGAATGGAGATAGAGGCGGCTATCGAAGTCATTTTGGACAAAATTCAGATCGTGAACATCTGCCTCGCTGCCAAGGAGTACAACGAGAAGGCAGCAGCTCTGGCTCCAGCGGCCAAAGCTTTTAACGAGCTATTGAATCCCGTCAAACACACTTTGGATACGGTACTGCCTCGCCCAGCTTCCGGCAGTATCCCTTGGCCCCGAACAGCACTCGGTTGCATTCCTGCTGTTCGGCTGGGGTGGAAAGCCAAGCCGAACACATACCACTTCAGAGTGGATGAAGAAAAATCCGGCCCTGTCCACTTTTACCGCGCTCCCGGCATATAATCATAATAGGATTACAATATGAAAAAAATCAATCTGGACCACCCGGTAAAACTCGACGGCAAAGAAGTCAGCTTTCTCAACATGCGTAGGGCAAAAGTTCGAGACGTACTCGCGGCCAGTCGCTATGAGACCAAAAACGAAGAAGAAGAGCGTGTTTTTTATTACGCAAACCTTTGCGAGGTTCCTCAGGAAACCATGGCAGATGTGGATTTGAGCGATTGGGACAAAGTGCTGGAAGCCTTTGACGACCTTCACCCCTTGCAGCCCACACCGGAAGAACTCCAGCAGGGTATGATGATTATCGCTCGTAGTCTCAACCAGCCTTTCTCCGAAATGAAGGATTGGACGATTGACGAGTTCATTAACTGGCTGGTCCGTCTCAATGACGAAAAGGATAACGCAGCATGAGCCAGATGAAAGCCTCATTGCGCCTCACAGGGCGCGTTGACGCCTCTCTGACCAAAGCTCTCCGAAAAACGGAGAAAGATACGAGCCGCACGGCCAAGCTGGCGGGTAGATCGGCGCGGCTCGTATCGCGCTCTATGAATAGCCAAGCTTCCTCCACTGGCAAAGCTGCCAGCGAAACCGGCAAGCTTTCCCGAAGCATGGAAAAAGCTGAAGGCCAATCCCGGCGGTTCAGAGCTTCCCTGAAAAAGAATATTGGACAACTCAAGGCGGCACGTTCCGCAGCCGGTTTGCTGAATCGTGGCCTTGATGGCGTTGCCAACCGATGGACAGGAATGGTCGGCACATTGGGCCTTGGAATGGCCGTAAGAGAGGTCGGCAACCTCCAAGATAGAATCCTGCGACTGCAAAACTCAGCAGGTGCCACTGATGCACAGATGAAATCCCTGAAGAAAAACGTATACGGGGTTGCCTCTTCATTGCGTGTCGCTCCTGAAGAAATGTGGTCCGCAGTCGAAACCTATGTAGCAAGAACAGGTGACTTCGCCGGAGCCGTCAAAAACCTTCGCGCCTTCGGTCTTGGAATCAAGTCTTCAGGCGCAATGGGTGCCGACATTGGCGGGATCATAGCCGCCGGTAGAACGGCCCTGAACGTTGGAGACGGGGAACAATTGATAGCCACTTTGCTTGAACAGGGCAAAGTCGGCTCAGTCGAAATGAAAGACCTGTCTGGATACTACGCACGGACGGCAGCTAACTACAGCTCCCAGACGGGCAGAAAAGGAATGCAGGGAGCAACGGAAGTTGGCGCTCTTATGCAAGCCGTCAACTCCGTTACTCTTGACGCGGCAGTGACCAACACCGCAATCAATGCGTTCACTCGTGAAATGCTCTCCAAATCGGACAAGCTTGAAGAGTTCGGCGTATCGCTTTGGTCCGGCGAGGTCACAGAAGCCGGACAGAAGATTGCCCGTCCGCTTCATGAAGTTGCACTGGACTTGATTGCAGCTACAAACGGCAATGTTGACCAGCTCCTTCAGAGCGGTGTCATAACCGGCGAGTCCGCTCAGGTGATCAATGCTTTGATGACTGAAGGCAAGAGTGCTCTCGACGCCTCTTTGAGCCTTTCTCGTGAAGGTGCCATGGCTTCCATGCACAAGGATGTTGAGAACACTAAGAAGGGGTTCAACAGTGCCTTGAGTATGATCGGCACAGTCTGGAAGGAAGCCCTTGATGACTACCTTACGCCACCCATCGAAATGGCTGCCGATGCACTTGGAATGCTCGGCCAGGAAGGCGCAAAGGCAGCGGTTACGGTTGGAGCTGTTGGAGCCGGAGGCGTGGCAACTCTTCTCGGAGGAAGAGCAGCTTACCGAGGTTTCAAGGCCGCTAAGGGATGGTTCTCCAGAAAGAAAGGTCGAAGCTCTCTCGGTGGAGCTGGCAATGCCTTGACTGATGCTGTCAGCGGCAGCGCTATGGCCGTGGAAGTTGTTAACTGGCCCAACGGAGGGCTTGGAGGACTTGAAAGCGGCAGCACTGGCTCAAGCCGGAAAGGCAAAGCAAAAGGTGGTCGCTCTCGTCTTGGTTTCAAGTCTGGCGGCTTACTTCGCGGTGGCCGTGGTTTGCTGAAAGGCATGGGCAGGATCGGCGGGAAGGTGCTTCGCCCTCTCGGCATGGCCATGAGCGCGTTTGACCTTTTAGGCGCGGCTAAATCAGGCAGTTCTCTCAAAATGGGCCGCGCTGCCGGAAGCCTTGGAGGCGGCTTGGCAGGAGGCGCGTTAGGGGCAACGCTGGGATCATTCCTGTTGCCTGGAATTGGCACCGTAGCCGGTGGCCTTATAGGCTCTTTGCTCGGCGATCTTGCCGGAGAGAAGGCCGGAGGAGCTACCGCGCAAGCTATGTCCGACTCAAGCCAACAGAGCGGGCCAGACAGAGAACCTCCCATTGTGAGCTACTACAACACTTTTAACATCACACAACTTCCTGGCGAGGACGCAGAAACCCTTGCAAGAAGGGTTGCTAAAATGGTTATGAGGCCGGGATCAGGGGCATTGTATGATGGCTATTGATTCACATGGCAGCCTAGCT